CTGCAATTCCTATGATTGCACTGAACTCGGCAACCCAACCGCTGAAAGTTTCAAGCACCATAAGCTTTCACCTCCTTCACAGAGAATCTCTCAGGTTAGGGACCATATAACATTTATGAATTCACGATTAATACTGGAGAAAACATATTGATAAACCTAAAACATTTCCTAAAATGCAAGTATGTTCAAACAAACATTCTTGGATGCTCATTAGCAGCCTCTTACCTATGGGTGTTACATCTAAACTTAGGAACGTCAATTCATTGGTTGTATGTTCCTGTCTTTGGTTTAATGTTTTCTTTAGCAATCGGCGATTTATAACTCAGTAAAGGATTGTCACTAAATGTCTCCTAATGTCCCCTATATGACATATATTAGACGCTATCATGTAGCACAAGACATTCTAAACAAGAAACGAGCACCAGTAAAATATCTAGCACAAAAATATGAATGCTCAGAACGTACAATTAAACGTGATGTAGCGTGGATAAGAAACGAAACAGACTTACCCAGCATTCAATCTATCGTAGCTGACAAAGTTGTTGGAGCACTTGAACATATTAATTGCCAAGAGGATAAAAAATTTATCATAGCTAATGGGCTTCCATTCCTAGCAAGAGGTCTTCCCCAAAAAACAGAGTTAACTGGAACCGTAAAAGAAATCAAGCTGGTCTGGCATGTCAACCCTGACACTAAACATAAAATCACTCTCATAGGCAAACGGGAAGTATGGTTCCGAAGCTGCGACAACCCCGACAGCCTACGATCAGAAGGACTAGACATCCTCTGGATGGACGAGTACGGACAAATCAAAGAAGAAGCATGGACAATGGCACTACGCCCAGCCCTCATGGACAAGAAGGGCATGGGAATATTCACGGGAACCCCAAAAGGCAGAAAATGGGGCTTCCAACTATGGACACGCGGACAAGACCCAAACCAAAAAGACTATGAAAGCTGGGCATTTCCCAGCTGGGATAGCCCCTACATAGACAAAAAAGAGATAGATGACTTCGCCCGTGACATGCCCGAACTAGCCTACCGCCAAGAAATACTCGCAGAATTCCTAGACGATGTAGGCTCAGTATTCCGTGGAGTAGACCGTTGCATCAAAGGACAACTATCCGAACCATACCCAAGCACAGTCTATTATATGGGCGTTGACCTCGCAAAACACATGGACTTCACCGTTCTAGCTGTAATGAACCAAGAAGGACAGCTTGTAGCCTTTGACAGATTCAGCCAACTAGACTGGGTATTCCAGCAAAAACGTATAGTTAACTTGGCACAGAAATATCATGCTCAAGTGCTAATAGACAGCACAGGCGTAGGCGACCCAATCTTTGATCAACTGCAAAGACAGAACATCAGAGTGTCCGGATACAAATTCACTAACGCCTCAAAGAAAGACCTCATCGAAAACTTGTCTATAAGAATAGAAAACAGGGAAATCAGCTATCCCAACATACCTACATTAATTAACGAACTAAAAATGTTCGGTTACACTGTAACACAGGGCGGAACAATCCGCTATAACGCACCAGAAAACTATCATGACGACTGCGTAATCGCTTTGGGACTGGCAGCATGGCAAACAAGCAGACCGAGAGGAAGAATAATAATATGAAACTGTTCGGAAAAGAAATCAGACTATTCACACGCGAACGATTCAAAGCAGTCTTCGACATAGGACACGGAAGACCAGACACCAAACGATCTTTCTGGCATGGAGAACGAAGCTGGACACAAACCTGCAACAAACTCGATCAGATGGTAGAAACTCATGGACTAGCAAAACAAGCCTTAGAAACCATAGCAGGACAACTAACAGCAGAAGGAGTATTCCTAGAAGCCGCATACAACGAAGGACCACATCAAGCATCTGCAGAAAATGCGATGGATAAATGCCAAGAACTCATGGACAGAATAGGCATGCCCCTCATGTTCTTTGACACAGCCACAACCGTAGCCAAGTATGGCAGCTGCTTCTGGGAAAAAAGCTTAACCCCCATCTTTGATGTGCGTGTGGTTCCCATGCAAGAAAGCATGGAACCCGCCGAAGTGGATATGCTAGGCACAATCAGCAAATGGAGACAGAACATAAAGTTTGCCTCAGAAACCAATGCTCCAACATGGACTGCAGATCAGATCGTGCATTTCAGTTGGAACGTGACAAGCCGTAGCTGGCCCTTCGGAACTAGCATGTTATCCGGTTTAGACACGGAATTTGAGATATTAGATGATATGGAACAGAACGCTAAGGATTACCAAGAGAAGCAAGCATGGCCATTCACAGTCACCCAACTAGGAGACGGCACATATCAACCCACAAACGCCGAATTGGCAGCAGCAAAAAGCAAGCTACAATCACGTAACGTAGGCGAAAACATAATCACCACATTACCCTCTAAAATAGAGTCAGGAGGCACAGGCGGCAGACCACTCACAGAAATCACTCAGATACTCAACTTCACCAAAGACAATATTATAGACGCTGTTATGGTTCCTCCAATCAGCAAACAATACAACAGCACAGAAGCATCTGCTAAGGAGATGATGCCTTGGGCGCTCGCTAACCGTATTAGACCGTTGCAGAGACTCTTCGCGTTTAAGGTGGAGAATGAAGTGTTCAAGCCCTATCTAGAAAGTCTAGGCATGAGCGTTAAAGTTTGCCCCAAACTGAAATGGGAGGCTCCTGATGCTCATAAAGACGAAGAAGCAGAATATTGGGGCATGCTTGTTCAGTCTGGTTTGCCTCAGGATTATGCTTGGGAGCAGATGGGTTTTGACATGGACAAAATCAAGAAGCTAAGAGATGAGGAAGCGTCTAGACAGGAGGAGCAGATGCAACTACAGAAAGTTCAGCAAATGGCTCCTGAACAGAAACTTGAGCAGAAACCTAAACCAGCAACTAAGGAAAGATATAGTGGAGGAAAGAAAACCCGTCTTTTAGAGGTTCCAACGCTCGAAGAGAGAGTCCTACAGATACGTGAAGATCGATGTACTGATGAAGGTGGAGTGTGGAAGACAATACGGGGTACTCATGTTTGCATCAGAGAGGGCGAGTCTACTGCAGATGCATTCAAACGAACTACGGGAAAAGATTTAGATGGCGATTCCAGTAATGGTAAGACAGGGAAAGATATAAGTACTACATCGACCAATAATAAGACAGGGAAAGATATGAAAAAAATAAAAATTACTGCACGACAATCATCCGACTATGAGGACCTTTCACCAGAACACAAAAAACTTGCAGACAAACTCTCAGAGATTACCATCGAAACAGATGGGAATGATGAACTTGCACAAAAATTTATTGACCGCGCCGAAGGCATAAAACCTGTTAGTCGCAGGAGTACAATAAATGGAGTCACATATTATGATCGAGAGGACCCAGAATTTGAAGGCATCACAATAGGAAAAAATGCAACAAAACGTGAACTCTACAAAGAAGCAAAAAAACATTGCAGTCACCCCAACCTCAAAAACGACATATATGCTAGTTACACTGCAGATGCTAGATATATGGTACAACAAACCTGTTCTTGCCCAAGATGCAAGCTTTTCATACGACACACAGAAGAGGAGGATGTGAAAGAATGGTAACTCTAAAAATCTTCGATAATGAAGAACATAATTTATGTTACACTCAATATTTGTATGCTACCGCTAGAGGCGATTGGGAAACATCGAAGAAATTGGCTAAAACCCTTTCTGAACACACCGACAAAGACCTAGAGTTTAGGAAACTTTTAGATCAGTTGGGAATAAAATGAAGTGTTCTTGTTGTGGCTGTGAACTCAAGAGTTTACAATTCCAAAAAGAAGTCACCAAGTCGGGTAACAGCCTCGTAATCACCCTGACAAAAGAAACAAAACAGGCTCTTGACTTGAAGCATGGCGATTTGCTGGACATAAAACTAACGAAACTCTAAATTCCCCCCCTTTTTATTAGTTCTTTTTAAGCGAACGAAACAAGTTTACACATTAATTTTATTGAGAAAAAGATGTCATTTTCCATCTTTTGTCCCTTAATCAGATATTCAGACGATTATATTAGCATGATTTACCAAGACATGAAAGATGATTGGTGTCACGGTGAAATATTATATGAAAACTGCATGTCAGACTCCCATCACCCAAACATCAAAATTTATTAATTCATTTGAATCCGCAACTAATCAGTATGACCCGCATGAATGGTGGCTCTTCGATTCTAGACAGACAAGCGGCAAAACATGCCCCACCTGCCTAGCATTACACATGACACACTATAGAGGAGACGAAATCCACGCTGCTTTTCCTTACCACAGAATCATTAGAGCTAACAGAATCAAAGCCATGGTGCATCCACACTGCAGATGTGTCCTAGTTTGGACAGGTCGCACAGATTTAATTGAAAACAAAAAGAAATTGGACACCAAAGAAATAGCGGAGTTCACACATTCAGCATCAGAAGCCCTAGAACAAGCTAACAAGGCATTAATGGAGCTACAGAACAAGCATCGAGAACTAAAAGAAACAGACCTAACCTTCAACACCATCCAAACGCTTATAGCCAAAATGGATGCTGCCTTTGAAGCCAAATTTAACAAGTTTACTGAATATCTAACATTAAACAAAGAAGTTCTGCAGAAAGAACTAGAACTGTTAACCAAAATCGATGAAGCATTAAAGGTGTAATAGCTTGGCATGGCTAACAGGCTACAGTCACCGCAAAAAACTGACAGTACCAGCAAACGAAGTGACGGCAGCCCTAACATGGTTTCCAGTACTCGTGAAACTATCCACCAGCTCAGGAATCAACAGCGTAGACACTACAGACATATTTGATGTTGTAGGAGACAACTGGCGCAATGTTGCAATCACACAATCCGACGGAATCACTGAACAGTACACTGAAGTGGAAAGCTGGGACTCCTCCGCCCGATGTTGATGCTTTTTCGCAACCTGATGTTACAGCAATTATGTGTCGGGGAAATTGGCAAACACCTTATGCCTTTGCTGTAAGGAAGGCAAGAGACTTAAGGGCATATCTGAAATTGGATGGTGCTGATGGCAATTACATTTTTGCCAATTCAGATGTTCCTTTGCAAAGTTGGACTTATGTCACTATGACTTACAAAAACGCTTCTTTATGTTGTTATGTTAATGGTGATTTGAAAGATGAAAAAAACGATTGGACAGGAACTATAGATGATGGGGCTGTAGATTTAATTTTTGGGTCTGTGGTAGGTATTGATGATTGGTTTAATGGAACCATAGATGAACCAAGATTATCTAACATTTCTCGTTCTTCTGCTTGGGTTGGTGCTTCGTATGAAACCCAGCGCGACCACTTCATAATATACGAAACAACAGAACAATTCCCAAAAGCCACCATAACAGAAAGACACAAACACAAAACCCGCATAACCCCAAAAGACTACATCCTCACCCACCGAACACTATTCCAAGATTTAATAGAACTAATCAAACTGAGAAGAGGACAACAAAATGAAACCGCGAATTAACATAACCGAATCTTTTGGCTGGCTATCCCCAGAAGCATTCGACCTACACTCGATAGGAAAAAACACAATCAAAATAAAAGGCATAGCCGTACCCGCAGGAGCAACCAGCAAAAACAAACGCAAATACGTGGAAGAAGAACTTGTAAGAGCCGCCCGCACACTCATAGGCAAACCCATAACAATAAATCATGACCCAAACAGGATAATCGGCAACGTAGAATGGGCAGAACACGAAGACGGACTCACCGAATACCTAGCCACAATCAAAAAGCAGCCCTACGTGGACATGCTAAGAGACCACAACAAAGACATCCTCGGCGTAAGCGTAGAAGCAGACTACCTGCACAACAAATGCACAATCTGCGGACAAAGATTCTACAGCGAAGAAAGCTTTCGAGATCACATGCTAACTGAGCATCTAATCAAAGAGGGAGTAACCGCACCTCACGGAATGAACTACAAAGCATTAAGTCTAGTGGTTGCCCCAGAAATCCCCGGAGTATCCTCCACAACCGTTGAGCTAATGGAAACATGGGGATTACATCCTCTATCACAGTTACTCGAAACAGTAACAAAAGACAAGCAAAACCAACAAGCTTGGGAAACCAAAATGAAAGACAAAATAGTTTTACAACCCGAAAACCGAAACACAATAGACAGAATAAAAGAACAAACAGAAGAACAGCTGCCAACCCCAGAACAAGTAAGCATGGATAAGCCAGAGCCTGTAGCAGCAGACAACGAACAGCCCCCAGCGCATCCAACTTCTGAACCTGGACAAGAATGCGGTGAAGGAAGCCACTGGGACGAAGTGTCAGGAACATGCATCCCCGACGAACCCCATGAAGAGTCTCCTCCACAGAATAGCCCACCCATAGGACCAAGCGTGGGAGAAACAGATCAGCTGAAAGTAACCCCGCCTTTGCCAGTTGAACCCGAACCTCCTGCCCCACAGTTGACTCCTCCAGAAGCGGCAGCCCCAGAGAATGTAGCTCCTTCTCCACAAAAGGCAGACGAACCCGGCAAAGAGTGTACAGAAGGCAGCCATTGGGACGAAGAAGCATGCGCCTGCATACCTGACCCGATTATAGCAGTACAAGAAATCAAGTTCCCTGAACCATTGAAGCTTGGTGAACCCTTCGCAAACTATGATAGCTTTGACGCTTGCGTATCTGCTAACCAAGATAAAGACGACCCTGAAGCTTACTGTGCATCACTTGAAAATAAGGTTGAGAAGCAGCCTGCATCGGAAATATGGAGTCCACAGAGAGGGCACATACGAGACATAAAGCTTGCCACAACCATTAATAAACAGAGCAAAAAGCTAGAGGAAATATACACTTATCTATCAAAAGCTCTCAAAGAAGCAGAAAAACCCCTATTAACTGAGGCAAAAATCAGGGCATCAACAACCAAACAACTAAAACAGAGACTCACCGAAATCATGGCAGACCACACAGCAAAGGCTAAGACACTCAACAATCAACTTAAAGAAACAAAAACAGACAACAACACACTAAAAGAGCTACTGGATAAAAACACTAAAGCCCAAACCACAGAACTTGCTAAACTCTCCAAAGCCCACAACGACACAGTAACATTCCTAACAAACAAACTCACCGAAATATGCACAAGCATCAAAAAAGCCTCAATTACAACTCAAACAGTCAACAACAAACTCACAGAAAGCACCAACCAAATTAAAGCTCTGGAAACACAGTTTGCTAACACCAAAAAAAGCTACGAAACAATCCTTGAAGCAGTAGACAAACGTTATGGTGAATTGAAAGACAACACCAAAACCCTTGAGGACAGAATCAAAGAACAAGAAGATGAACTGGAGAAACGCAAATGGAAACTCACCGAAACAGTAGAGCAGCTATCCACCAAATACACTAATCTGGAATCCAAACTGAAAGGCACATTCAAAGCTCACTCTCCCCAAACAGTCAAAGAAACCAGAGACAATCCCCCAGTAAAAGACAAGATGAGGACGGGAAACTAATGTTAAGCATACAAGAGATAGTAACAAAAACCGCATACCAAAGAAACCAAATCAGAGAAACAATGGACAGCTGGGGACAATATCACCCAGACATAGAAACTCCTGAACACACCAAAGCAAACTTAACAGACGGCCTTAAACCCGCAGATGCTTACGCCGTAAAAGAGGCCATACATAAGATTCCTCTAGCAGAGTTCCTAGCCAAGTCAGGCACAACAGGCATAGCAGGAGCCGCATACCTAGTCCCCGACAAGGTGCATGATGAGCTAATAATGTACAGCATGGACACGGATATAGCTCCTAAAATCAGCGCATACACGGTTAATGGATGGCAAGGTGGAGACCTGAAAGTTGACATCGTAGACGACAGCAGCTACGAAGCCCACGAATTCCTGTCAGGCGGACAAATGCCCACACAAACAGTAAACACAAAGCAAGCTACACTAGCCCCAATCAGCTTCGGGCTTGCCCCACGAATAACATCTGACCTCATAGATGACAACCAATTTGGGTTAATGGAATTTCATCTACAGCGTGCAGCGTTGGGTATAGGAAAAAAAGCCACGGACCTCGCTTTAACGGTGCTGAAAACCGCAACAGACGGCTGGGGCACAGTCAACAGCAGCGCAACAGGAGACGCTGACGAAACCAAATTTACAGGCGGTGCCACAAGCGACGTAGTTCGCGCCATGAAAGCAGTCGGCAACGATCTTTTTCACCCAAACACTATGATAACCACACAAGAAGCGTGGAATCATAGCATCACAACCTCAGGCGCGGCAGCAGTACTTAACGGATTAACAACGTTAACACCTCACGATCCAGCGTTTCCAATAAAAATAGAAACCCTAGACATATGCATCAACAACAGCAAATCACTGCACCTGTCAACAGACGCTGCAGGAACATTCACCGACTGTGTAACAATAATATTCGACAGAAACAACGCACTATTGACTGGACGCAAAAGATGGATGCAACTCAACAACTACAGCGACCCAGTAAGGGACTTGGCAGGCGCAACAATCACATGCAGACAAGACAGCGTAACACTCTATAACGACAGCATATACGTTCTCACAGAAACATAAATTTTCGGGACTTACTTTTTCACGGTAACTAAACAAGCCAAAAAGCTAGTTACCAGCGGAAACGCTGAAAAAAAAACACAAAAAAGAGATGAATTAACATGGTAGGATCAGACTATTGGCCACAAGAGGAAGGATACATCGTAGAAGGCGCACCAGTAATGATGTGCGTGTCAGGCGGAACCATCACCGAAATGGCTTGCGTCTACCTTTCAGACATCAGCCAACATCAAACTAGGCGACAACGGCACAGCATACGTTCTAGGAATCGCATTGCAGGCAGCCGCAGACGACGAAGACGAAATCCTTGTACTTCTCGGAAGGTGGTAAAAGATGATTGGGCTACAAGAAATGCAGAGACGGCTAGAGAAGCCGGACAATGAAGCAGCAGCAAAACAAGTAAAAGAAATGCTTGACCATGGATACTATGACTATGACGAAGTTAACATATTCGGCACAGGCATGGGATTCGGCGGAACACGACACAGCGAAAGACAAACCCCAATCAAACAAGCAGACTTTGCGGAACTACAAGAATCAATCAAAGCCATCCCACTACGCGAGTTCCTGGCAAGATCAGGCACAACAGGCATAGCAGGCGCAGCCTATCTAGTCCCCACAAAGATACATCAAATAATGTTTGATAGTGCAGTGCAGGCAGACATCGTAAACGATATTAGCATCACAGTCATACCAGCCGATCAGATACCCGGCACAACCCATAAAGTAGACATTGCAGTAGACGACAGTTACGTGCCCAAAAAGTTTCTTAGCGGCGGACAGGTGCCAACAGAAACAATCCAATCTACACAGGCAACCCTCGATTTCAGCGAAAGCTTCGGAGTTAACTTCCGCATAACCAACGACTTGATAGAGGACAGCCAATTCGACCTCATCGAGATGCACTTGCGTAATGCAGGAAGGGAAATGGGAGAATTCGCATCCAACGAGGCAGCCTACGTGATGATGACAAGCACAGACGGAGACGGCACACTAAACACTGAAGCAGCAGGCGCAGACGTAACAACATTCACCGATGTAATGAACGCAAGAGACGCATGCATCCAAGACGGGTACGTTCCAGACGTTTTCTTGGCAAGCCACCATCTAATCTTTGACGAAATCGCCAAAGACACCACATACACGCAGGATGCGGATCAATGGAGAACCGAACTCATAAAAACAGGCTTCGCGCCCTTCTTGGGACTGAAACCTGTACTATCAGAAATTACTACCTTAAGCCACAGCACAGGATTAGCCTCAGCCAACGCATATGAAGACCTTAACAGCTTCGTACTCAAGAAAGACTATGCACTACTTAGCGGACGTAAACGATGGTTACGCATCGAAAAGTACAGTGACCCGGTTCGGGACCTTGTGGGCGCGGTTGTAAGTTCTAGACAGGACAGCGTGACAGTCTACAACGATAGCATCTGTAAAATAACAGAAACATAGGCGTGTTACTTTTCGGGTGACATTCTTTTCCTCCTTTTTCTTTTGGAGAACGTTTTATATGATATTTTAGACCATTATTATTGGGTAGACTGTGCAAAAATTTACAGGAGAACACACAATGAATGTTATGCGTGTAACTTGCCCTAGATGCGGCAAACGTCTCACATGCTACGAGGGAGAATCAGACACCATGTGCAACTGTCACCTTTACTGCGAAGACGGAACCAAACCAAGCGACTGCACGTTGGTAGACCACACTGCCGCACCCATTGACGAGTGGAGAGGCAACATGAACTGGCCTCAGGGCATGCACTTAGGCAGAGACAAGGTTACAGACAACACTCAATCTAGAGTAAAATACTGTACTGTTCATGAGAAGTTTGTGGATAAGGTGCCGTTTCTTGTCGCCTGCGATTGGAGCAAGTGGAGGGCTGGCAGGGCGGCTAAGAAGTTGCGTATGACACGTTACGTTTAGGAGATGAATATAATGACTAGAAAAAAGAAGAAAAAAGAACCTGAAATAGTGGAAGAAACAATAAAAGAGTCAGTAATCGAAGAAAAAGAAGAAATTACTGTACTCAAGGAAGTACCAACGGAAGAACCTGTTAACGAAGCCAATTATGCAAAAGAAGTGTTTGATGTAATCGCAACTCTGCCAGAAGCAAAAATGATTGCAACACAGCGATGGTATGGCGAAGAGTTTCTTCCAGAGTATGTGAAGGCTAGGACTAAGTTGTGGAGACTAGCAGGACTAAAATGAACCAGCCAAACATCTACATAGGAGTCCCCACAGGCTCCTCCAAAGAATACAGCATCCTCTACATGCTTGCCTCTCTAAGAAACGTGGACTACCCAAAAGACAAGCTATCAATCACATTCAGCGTCACACACAAAGGAGACAAACAATCAGAACAATATATAAAACGGCTCCATCAACTACTGTCAGCCGCTAACATGCAATGCAACACCAACATCCTAACAACCTACCCCACAACCGAAGACATGACACGCTGGGGACCATACTACGCAGTCATAAAGAACCTACACGCCATGAGACTAGACTTTCTTTCAGGAGGCTACGATTACTTCTGGCTACTGGGCGGTGACAATCCTCCCCCAAGAAAAACGTTGAAGCAACTAATCAAACTTAAAGCGGATATTGCTTCTGCGGTGGTTAATCAGCGACAAGAAAAAGTTGAACACCTCAAGATGGACACTCATTACGTTTACCCTGTTTACTGGCAGTACATCTGGACACTCAAGGATTTGGAGTCGCTGAATCTTGAGCCGATGCTGCATGATGAACTCCGCACGGCATGGACAGAATTCATGTTCCTGTCAGACACTAGCCCCCCCACAAACAAACGAGTGCTCCATAATGTGGTGTTCGGCAGCGGATGCAGCCTAATCAAAAGAAACGTGTTTGAGTACATCGGCTATGTGCTTGGTTCAGGAGGCACGCACAGTGAAGACCTTCACTTCTGCAGTTTAGCGAACACTTACGGGTTTGACACTGCTTTAGGTTTGCGGACTAGATGCTTACATTTTGACTCTGACGGAAAAGTGTACTGAAAATGAATAAGGTTCAGCTCTTACAATTTGAAACCGCTACCACATGCAATGGAAACTGTACCTTCTGCAGCCACAACAAAATGACCCCCCGTCAACAAATGCCACTCACACAAATCATAGACCTCCTTTATAATCTAGCACATCATGCACAAACCATCTGCCCCTTCGGATGGCAAGAACCCCTCCTTGACACTAGAATAGACAAAATCTGCTCTAACGTCAAACTGTTTAATCCAAGAGCTAAAGTAGAAATATTCACAAGCTTCCCAACCTACCCAAAAAAGCAACTAGAAAACATAGTACGATGGGGACTCGTAGACAAGCTAATAGTAAGCTTCTATGGCGGCACAAAAACACATCACGCCAATATGCAACCGGGAATCGACTACAACCAAGCCGCAAACAATATTAAACGATTCATGAAACTCAAACAGCGACTAAACCACTACATCCCAAAAGTGGCGTTAGGATACCTAATCACAAAAGAAACCTACCCACACATCAAACGCTTTCATAAACAGTGGCTTGACAAAGTAGATGAAATTGACTACTTCAGATATGATAGTATCTGCGGCACACAACCCTATGACACGGAATGGGAAGAACAGGTTTGGGGACCACCCGCAGAGCGTGTGCCATGCGCCGAATTGTATAGGGGACCTAACATTCACAGCAACGGCGACGTTGTAAGCTGTTGCCTAGACTATAACGGCGAAAACACGGTTGGCAACATATTCACTGACTGGAACACATGGTGGACATCTTCTAAGATGAACGATTTAAGAAGGCTTCATGAAGAACACAGATGGAATGAAAATCCATTATGTAGAGACTGTACTAAATGGAGATACAATCACACAAAAGAGTGGATAGAATATTGGAGGAACCACAAAACATTACCTGTAGTATCTGCGGTCAACCCTTAACTTTGCTGGAGATTGGACCCACAAAATTCAAAATATGGGCTCACAGAGGCGAACAGCTAAAACAATGCAAAGCTCTGAGACTAAATTACAGTTTCATGAATCTACTGTTTGAGCGCATGAAAAAGTTTGGTTGGAAATTCGGAAAGAAACATGACAGTGAAGGAAGACTGCTTGCACATGGCGAGTAAAGAAATGGAAGAGATAGTTCAAGCCATCGTGGATAAGCGTGTGGGTGAAATAAAGCGAAGCCTGGTCCCTCACACCTGCTTTACCTGTAAATGGTTTGTTATGAGAACGGAGAAGCCACGCAACAGAGTATGCAGGTACCCAGGAGATTTGAGGGTTAAGGGTAAGCTGTGTTTGTGTTGGGAACTTGAGCCTGACCCAGAAAAGCGCGTGGGAACAATGTGCTAACTTTGCATGGTTTACCCATGCCTAAACACGTTAAACATTTGAGGTGATTTTTTGACTGAAATAACAGCCGCAAAAGTGCTAGGCAGATACAACTACGAAACCACAGACTTTGACCCAGACGAAGATGAAACCACATCTCTAACAAATGTAGAGTACATAATTGATGATGTAATAGACTTCATAAACGCGGAAGCAGGAACTTCTATGAGTAACATGGCAGGAGTTGCAGGCTCCAAAACCGTGACTGTCACAGGAGCACAGAATGCGGCAATCAAAATGGTGTTGCCTGTCGTGCTGAAGGAAACAAAATATAAAACAAGCGTAAGCAGCGTGCTTGGACCAGCAAGCATGTCAGAGTCGGTAGGCAGTCAAGACAGAATATTCAGAGATATGTTCTGGCGGGCAATCTCAAGATTGCGTGGACGCAGTTTCTTGCGCGTATAAAAGTTATGTCAGAAAATGAGTTTCTTGCCTTAACGCTGATAACATTTCTGTTCTTTATATCGATTTTTGCAGGTGCAACCAAACAGTTTGAGGAACCAAAAAAGATGCCCTACCACATACAACAGTACTCTGGAGTAGGCACAGACTACCTAGTATTCTACAACAACTCCAGTCCATCCAACTGGGACATTTCATGGATAAACAATGACCTACTATATTTTAGGGACAGGGGCTTCGAGACTTCACGGCTAGGATTCATATTCGATGACACCCCAACATCCAGCGACTCATGCAGCATTTACACCACAACAAAAATGAAGCAGGTAGTCGCAAACTTTGGCGCAAAAAACGTTAAAACAATACTTCAATTCCAGAACAATGCAGACAGCGAATTATATGCTGGAAGCGCAGACTTTCATACTAACTGGAAACAGGTAGCAACAGACTTCCTTAACGACAACCGTGTTGCAGCATTCTCGCTTTTTGGTGAACCAGAACATAGCCTATCCTATGACACCTGGGATGCAGGATTAGCTACACGCCAAGACTTTATTGATGACATGATGAGTCTTGCAGACGACATTCACGCCATAGACCCAGATCGTGTCGTGATTTTGCCATATATGGGGCTTGGAAGCCTATACAACTGTTTTGGGGCAGGAAACCTGTATAGCGACTGGGTTGCCGCCCTAAACACCACAACATTTCCTTCAGACCCATACATTCTCGTTGACATTACGCATCCATACTATTTTGAGATGAGCTACGATTATGGGTTAAGTCCTTCAGGAAAAGCAGGCTGGTACGTCACTAACCAGATTGCACCAATGGTATCCGCTTTTGGAGGCGACAAATGTTGGTGTGGAGAAACTTTTGTTTGGATCGGAGACAACATAGATCATAGTGGAACAACAACTCTTTCGCTTCAAACACAGTGGCTTACGGCAATCGTAAACAAGTTTGTAGAGTATGATATGGGCTTCAGTCTTTGGGCGTATTTCAGTTGGGTTGACCGTAGAACAGCAACAAAAGCTGCGGTGATAGCAAGCACGTGGCCTGGGGTCTATGATCCTGTTGAGCCGCCTGTGCCTCCGATTCCTCCGCCTCCAATAGCCTATTACTATGTAACTGTAGGCAGCGCAGGAAATGGGCAAACAACGCCTTCTGGTTCAATCACTAAGGTTGTGGGGCAGCCTTTAACGGTTGTTGCCTCGCCTAACATAGACTACAAGTTTTCTACGTGGTACTTGAATGATAGTGATGTTGGTGGCGGCCCAACATACGTGCTTGATGGAATAGAAGATTACACGTATGATTTGGTTGCGCATTTCATAGCTGATCCTCCTGTTGAACCTGACCCTCCAGTTCCTCCTGCAACTGACTACTTCAGCATAAACATTGGACCAGCAGTTGGAGGCACAACAAGTCTTACTGGAGAACAAACTTACGAGCATGGGCAAACTGCAACGGTGACCATAACCCAAATCAAGGACAATTACCAATTTAACTACTGGCTTTTAGATAATGCTAACTGGGGAAGCAATCAAACATTCACTCTTGCGGGAATCGCAGACACAAGTTACACTCTTTTACCAGTATTTCAGTATGTTACACCCCCCCCTAACACTCCAATAAGTTTACCTTCAACAAACGTTGCACCATTAGCGCCTAACAAAATGTTAAGTCAAATAATGAAACAACAAAAAGATTTGACATCAAAGAAAGTTTTTGATTTAGACAAAATAATGAAGGAACTAAAAATATGACAAGGGTCACTGCGTATAAACTGTTTCTTGGGGACCAATCAACAACAGCACCATATCATTATCGTAGAGGATACACGATTCACACTATAACGGCTGCAGTGTTTCCTAGTGGTGGCACATTCAATTTTGGGGCATTAGGATACCACACCGTATATGGATGTGTGGGGTTCACTCAATATGACGTTTTAGATGGAGATGTGTTATTTGACGGAGATTCTAATTACCTTCAAATCAAAACCCGAAAACGTTGGCCTGAGTTTGGAACTTTCCAGTTTTATGAAATCGAACTAGAAAAACTGACACATTTTCCGTTCTTAGCAGGCTT